CTTGAAAATAGTCCATCTGATGATGGTTGAAAACACCACGCGCAAAATGCAACGTGGCCCCTCTGAGTGGATAGCACTTGCGACACCTGAACACATGGGCCCACACATCCCATGCACCCCTATACAATGGTGCCGGTTCCGTAACCATTCATCCGCCGCCTCCCCTATCCAACGCCTTTATATATACGCGTTGGACTCAGGTTCATCCCGATAGGACGGTCGGATGCTCCGTGTAGAACATCTACAAGCGATCACATGCTGGTGATCCGGAGTGGCCTTCACCTTCTGTCGGGGTCAACGACACACTAATTGGCTCTGGATCCAGATACGAGGGAACCTGGACCACGGAAGGTAATTTGGCAGGCAGGGACGGGCCTCCCTATTTTACACACGCCCACGGGGACCGACAACTATGTACACCCGTGTTGCTTGGCGGTCATCTCCTTTGGAGGTAGACCAGCGGTTGACCCTACTCTCGAGCTAAAACAAACCGCCGTGCGCCTGCTACTGACCCGCAATGCGGGCCCCCCCATGCATGTCCCATGCTTATGATGGGACGTCCCCAGAGCCTTCCGGCTCTACATCATGCCTGGCGGCATGATGCTGCGCATGTCCCCAGTGGCAGACTGGAGACCAATGGCTTGCAGGTTGGCGACAAACGTCCGCCACTCCTGCGCGTCCTTCACCCACCCGTGTCGGACTGCCAGCACACTCTCGAGCTCTAGACCGCCCGCAGCGATACTGTTCGAGATTGTGCAACGAACGCCGTCAGCGTAGTGCCCGTACTTGACCGATTCATTGAGGATCCGTGTTGGGTCATCATCTTTCCAGTATTCTGGTAGGATGTCGCCCAGGTCACTCCCGAGTCTGAAAAGGTCGTCGCGCGAGAACTCCATCTCAGCTGACGCGGCAAGTTCGTCCGCAAGGCCCATCGCCCAATGCGCGATGCTGGGTACGCGGTAAGCTATCCCAGCGATGCGAGAGACCAGTGAAGCAGCCACAATGGGCCGCCACCCTTCGGTCTTCGCAAGGCGAACGGCATCCTTGCTCGTCGAACGAAAAAGGTTGCGAAGCAGTCGCGGCACGTCAGGCACTTCCGTGCCAGGTAACATGCCAGCTTTGTCAACCACCGCCTTCCATCCGCAAAATTCCGCGACATCACCGTCTACGCGCTTGTAAAGCTTTGGCCTGTGGCCCAGCTTCGTCCAGCGCTTCGACAGCTCATCGACCTCGACCTTCGAGAACTCGCGTCCGCCCAAGCGAACCAGTGAATCATCACCTTCGAGCCAGATCATGAAATCGCGAGCCACGCCGAAAATGTCGTTGAATTTCTTAGACCCAGGTTTGACGAAGTGTTTACACTCAACGCCAGCCACCACCCAGGCCCAGCAGAACAGATTGAGGATCCAGTTCAATATCGACGTGCCACGGTGTCCGGAACGTCGAAT